ATTTTTATCAACCAAGCCAAGTTTTTTTACTTGGCCTAGATTAGATCTCTTAAACTTTTTAATCTTCTTATACTCTCTAATCAGTTTATCCACTTCATCTTTAGGAATATTAACCTTCAATTCCTTCTCATCTTCCTTCTGAACAAATCCCAATCCAGTATCCTTTTCTCTGCTTTCTTCAGAATCCACGTAATCATTTATAACTTCCTGTATTTCACCTCTTATAATCTCATTTATCTGATCTCGGAGTTGTTCACTCATGAACGTCCACCCCAAGTAATATCCGGGTATGCTTTAGATACTATTTCCTTATTGATTTTAGGATATTGTAAATGAAGTAAATGATCTTTTACAAGAACAATAATATCTGCCTCTTTAGGATGAAGTCCTTCAAGCATCTGAATAAACATTGTTTCTCTTCTAATAGAAGAAAGACTATCATTACCACCCTTAATAAAGTGATAAAGATTTTTATATTCTCTACGCAAAGAAGTATGATCTGTTCCTACAGGAACTTCATTCTTCTCATAAGGAACTTGTCCTTCTGGAATCATTGATACTACACTTTCATCAAAATTCCAAATCAATATAGAAACTAAAGAATCATCTCTATATTCTTTCAATACATCAACTCTACCTTGAATAGTCCTTTGCTTATTAGCATGTTCTAAAACCTCAAAGATAAAGGGATTGGGTGGAAGTTTACTGCTAGCTCTAGTTGTTTTCTTCTCTGCAGTCTTTGGTTGTCCATGAGCATTAGCAGGTCCACTTCCCATATAATTTGCATCTGAAGTCTCCACGCCACCCAATGCGGATGAATTAATAGTAGATTTAGCCATAGTAACAGTTATTTTAAAGTCAGTTTAGGATATTTAGAAAGAAAAGTCAACTACCAAGGAACTCCATTAGATTGTGTTGGTGGGGGTGGATTGTACACGCTCACCAAAGCATCAACAACATTCTGTTGTAATAGAGATACTGATTTTTCACCCAATGACGTCTGTGTCCAAGTAATTACATTTTCTTCAGTAACATCAGCATAAGGAATCATAGGGCTAGGTCTAACAGTTCCAAATCCAACAAAGGCATCATTGGTAGCAGTTGCTAAACCAACCCCATCAGATTTAGCTACTCCAGTCAAAGTAGCTGATGCTGAAATGATAAACCCATCTGATAAATCTCTCTCACAATCAAAGATTGACCATGTAAATGTAGTGGAAATTGCCATTGTGTAAAGAAATTTCTTTTATTTATTCATCTTCTATATCTTCTGAAGGATTTTCAAACCTAAAAGCAATAGTCTCATCTGGTATAAGATTTCCATTCTCATCGAACATTTCTGGGTGTACATTAGAAGTATAATAAGCTCTCTCTAGAGAATGTGTTCTTGCCATCCAACCAATCATGCCTCCAACTAGGAGGGCTAAGAAGGACACTATTGTTGTTAGCGTCAGAGTTACGACTAAAGTTTCCATCAGGTTTCTCCCTTTTGAGATATCTTTTTTTTGAAGTCCAAATGAAATTCAAAGTAAAAATGTATCTCCCTATTAAAGAGACCAACCATGTTACCGAACTTCACCTGAAATGTTCTAGTGAGCGGTAATCTCCTCCTTTTATTTCTAAGTAGCAACT